TTATTTGCGGCAAACACATTTGCGCTCGTCAAAATATTTCCGCTCGGCCACTTCTCCCTGTTTCCCGATATTAAATGAATCGACTGGGCGATGGTAGCCCATCACGCGGGTCCAGACTTCACACTTCGTTCTCTCGCTGTTTGTGATACCGAGTTTTTCTAGTTCAGTCATTTTTTCACCTCCTTCTGGTTACTGTAACGCTTTTCTACAGTAGTTAAGAGCTCCTCTAGCCTGTTGGAGAAGCTCTCGACATTCTGCTCCCAGCTGGAGACATCGAACTGTGTCTCTAGCTGTAGCGGTTTTGGCTCGTTTCTCAAGGTCGTGGATTCTGTCGCGCATCCGGTCACTGTCAGCACGAGCAGCAGATTCAGAGACACGCAACTCAGCCAGCGCGATTGTTTGCTCTTTCTGTTTAGTTTCATATCGTTGAATCGTTTCAGTTAGTTCTCGCACCTGTTTCTGAGCTGATTTCAGTTGTTCAGAATCGTGGCCCTGCGACAGTCCAAAAAAATAAGCGCCGATGACCACAATGACACCAGCGCCTAGTTTCAAAAGATAGAACGGGTTCACATTAGATCAAGCTCCGATTGTCTGCGTTTTGTCAAAGTGTCATTAGGAACACGGTTCACGCGATTGAAGTCAAGGAACTCAATGCTCATTTTTTCCATGTTGCCCGAGTTGAAGTATCTGAGCATTCTGGATCGGATGACGGCAGGAGCACCGACATTGAAAGCCAGAGAGATAAGCGCCACAAACTGTCCCTGTGTAACCGGAACATGGATATGAGGCGCCAGTTCCTCAGCTATGTTCTGGATGTCATCTAGGAGGATTCTGTTTGCAGTTTTCAGATCGATGACCTGGCCTGCATGAACGCCTCCCGTGTGGCCATATCCGATGGTCCACACTCCTCCGATGTCTTTGTAGGCCCTAAGCCTTAATCCTTCTTTCTCTTTGAGAAATGGAGCAGCAGTAGTCGGATTCCACTGCGAGAAGTTCAATTTTTCATCATTCATTGTTTTTTTCCTCTAGTCCGACCTTATGCTTCAATTTTTGTTCTTCTTGTGTTTTGACAACATCAAGCATTTGTCTGATATGTCTAGGAATAATCGAGCCAAGCCCACCGCGCTCTAGGTTTTCAAGAATCGAGATCAACTCATTGAGAGAGAGAGCACCACATGCTCCTGTGCCGATCCAGGGTTCCTGGAAAATTTGGTCAATTCCATGAAATCCGATTGCGATCAGCAGAATCACGAGTTTTCTAAAAACGCCGATCAAACCGACACGGCTGGATAATGTTCTGGTTCTGGCTGCTGCCAGCATTCCCGTGAGGTAGTCAAAAACAACAAAACCAAACAGCCAGTAAAAAAATGATTGATGTTCTCCCATGATGGTTGACACCAATCCAGTGAAAAAACCGGCTATCGCTAGTAAAGCGTTTTTGATGATTCCAGGCTCAAAGTTCCCCAGGCGCTCTAATAATGAATTCCACATGACTGCACCTGGCAGAAAAATTATTCACGGATAACTGTGACTTTCGGCTCGGTAGGCCATTCAACAGTTTCAGGGAATCCCTCCTGTTCAGGCAGGTCACGCAGTTCCTGGCGGTAGGCCTTGACCTTGGCCAGATCCTCAGCGCTGATGGGATAGTCACCAGAAACTAGGTAATCCGTCTTGTTCAGCAAGTAGTCGCGCTGAGATCGGACTTCTGCTGCTTTGCGTTCCTTCAGTTCCTCCGGTGTCGGTTCAGGGATTTTTTCTACTGTCGTGGCGACTTTATTTCCATCCTTATCGTTGACTGCAACTTCTCGATAATGCTCAGGGTCAGCCTGGACAAATGATGTCAGCAGTGTTCTGAGAATGTTGTTGTGCATTGTTCGAGACTGATGAGAAATCTTGACACCAACAAAATCTTCTGCACTTGCAGGATAGGGAACGGCGTCCCAATCAGAATTTACATCCGTGGCGTCTTTGATCTTGTAGAAAACTTTCGGTGTGAGCGCTGGCTTTACGGTCGTAACGCGAGCGGGCATGAGCCATTGTTTTGGATTTTTGGGGTTAATTTGGGCGATGTGTGTATCTGCGAAAAATCCATCTTCATCGTATGAATAGACAGTTTTCACAGAATCTTCAACTTTTTTCTCAACAGGTGCTGTCATGCTGAACTCCAAAGTAATCAAGGCTCTAAGGCCGAAAGAGAGGCGCTATCAAGTGACCGATTCCGATGGATTAGCGCTCCGAATCCAAAAGTCGGGTGTTAAATCATGGGTGCTCAGAGTGTTTCAAAACGGACGAATCGTTGACATCACTCTGGGTCACTGGCCTGAGCTGTCACTAATGCAAGCACGAGCAACAGCCAGGCGGAAGAAAAAAGAACTTGAACTCGAACCTTCGGGTTCTTACACGGTTCGAGATGCCTTTAAGTTTTGGTGTTCCAAAAAGAAAGGCAGAATCATCAGCTATCGCGATGAAAAGCTGAGACTAGAAAAATATGTCATCTCAAAAATCGGCAGCAGACAGCTGGACACAATCACACCGCCAATTTTGATCAAACTCATGGAGCCGATAGAACAGGCTGGCAAACAGTCAACTGTCAAACGTCTGCTAATGCGCACCAGGGAGATTTTTGACATGGCTGTTAATGCAGGTTACCTGCCATCCAACCCACTGGCGAAAATCACAAAGGTGTTTGCAGTGCCGGAAGTACATCACATGGCCTCGGTTGACTGGAAAGAACTGCCAATCGTTATCTCACAGATCGAAGCACTGGCACCTCCAAAATACAAAGTTTTGTTTTACTTCTCTCTGGCTACTTTGCTCCGACCTGGTGAGGTTGTTTCCATCCGGTTAGAGTGGATCAACGAGGAAGCCATCACGATCCCAGCGGAATTCATGAAAATGAAGCGGGTTCATAGAATCCCATTGACACCGTATCTGATCGCATTGATCCAGGAGGCGAAAACGATCAGGAAAAACAAGCGATCCCCTTTTTTGTTTCCAGGAACAAGGCCGAATAAACACATATCCGGTCAAGCACTCGCCAAGTGGCTGCACTCACAGCCTGAGTTTAAAAACCGACTGGTGGCACATGGCCTCCGCTCTATCGGTCGCACCTGGTTCGCTGATAACGATGTCCCGCTAGAAGTTGCTGAGGCGTGCTTAGCTCACGTAACCGGATCGCAGGTGGTTCGAGCCTACCAACGAGGCGATTATTTCGCATCACGCTCAAAAATCCTCCTGGGCTGGCACGCATATATTCAAACCTGTGCTCGTTGTGCTCAGGTTTTGAGCCAGAACCCTGATAAATCGGAGGTTTCAGCCTGAAAATCTGCTTTTTTTGCAGTGTGCTAGGCACAGCAGTAAAACAGCGCTCCGCCCAGTCTGGACGGGGCGCCAGGAGCACCGCAGAAAATTCCCGAATATACAGGGTAGTACCGGAACAATCCCGTACATCAATACGATGGAGGGAACCGGAGCCTTTGACATTGACGGTCAAGGACAAGTTCAAGCAACGGGCACGACGCCGACGGCTTACTGTTATCTGAGTTTTAACGCATCGTCATCATGCGGGATTTATCGAGATGATGTTTCAACAGTTCAAACGGCCTCTATTCTCGGAATGTTTTTAATACGCTCTTACTAGCGCGAGCATTCTTAGAGAATCGGGCCTGACCGTTGTAACGTCATCTTTATAGATGCTTGAGCTGTTTGAGGCGGCAAATGTTTTCTTGTAGGCGCCGTAAACAGTGCCTTCTTCAACAAAGAATGAACTCGCTCCTGATGTAAAACATCCTCCTGCCGCACTGCCTACAGAGAAAAACGAACCCACGATATTCGGTTAGAACGCCTTGATGAGGTTTAGACCAAAAAGTGCATTCACCCTTACTTCGTCGATAGCCTGATAGAGCGAAGAGATTTTTGAAGCGTTCAGGGAAAGAGTTCCTCCACCAAATCCTCCTGCTGTTGCTTGCAAGGTTATAGAGTTAACTCTTTGTATCTCCAAAGCCCCCTGATTTGCGCCTGCCACACTGCTGACAATACCTCCCAGAGCGCCCGCGATATTCGGTAACCCAGCAGCAATATAGCTGCCGACTTCCGAAAGCGTTGTGGTTCCTTCGAGGAACCGATGATGCGTATCCGGAAGTGTGAAATGTGCTGAATCAACACTGCCACACTTAGTCCCCAGGACTTCGAAAAGTTCTGGATACTCTGTCCTGAGAAGGCTTGCACCGTTACACAACAGATAACCGTCTGGAATAGTTGTGCCCAAATAAAAAACGACTGTACCGATTGGCACAACTGTTTTTCCGAGGTTTTTCATAGCACTCAGGAGCTGATCCGTTTTGGTCTGATCAATCGTGAGGTCGTTGCCCTGAATCGCGCAACCGAGCGTCTGAGACACCCAATGGAACCAAGCTGCACCTGGCAAGGTCGGAGCGATACCTTTGGACGGGTCGCCATTTGTCGGATAACCGGAAGAAACTAAATCAGAAAGATTAGGAACGGTTTGGATAGCATTGGCGGTCCATTTCATCGCATAAGTCGTGCTCATTTTTTAAGCTCCCTCGTATTCAAAAATTGCTGTGACGTGCGCTGGGACTAGCTCGCGCATAAGACATTCAAAAAGACGGTCTCCCCAGACGGCTAATGGCTGATCTGCTGTCCAGGTGACGTTGAAAAGTTTTTGAGCTGAGTTTTCTTTGACTTTGATGGCCATCGCATAGGCCGTATTCCAATCGAGCCCATACAGTCCTTTGTTCACGCGGTCTTTGACGGTGAAAGCCTCGAAGGTCTCAATCGTTGCTTCATAGCCAAGGCTTTCCGCAACGTCCATAAAAAAACGAGCCGTTAAAGAACGGCTCGATGTGATTTTTGTGATTAGCTCTCGTCGCTTTTCCTCTAGCGTGGGATCCGCGAGAGCTGCAAGACATGGTGACGGTATTCCCCAATCCGTGAACCAGTTTTCCAACAGGTTGAAAGACGTTCTCGGATCGGATTCTTCAATCATGTGATCCGCCTGAGCGTCCACCCTGGCGAACTCTGCAGCAATCGCATGAAGAATGCTGTCCAGGAGACTGCCTGGCGTTCGTTGCCAAATTGGACCGCGAGGCAGTAGGCGTGACAGCGCCTGGTCGTAGTCATTAACTGAGTACATAACTGCCTCATACGTAAGTAATTGTTCCAGGAACTAGGATTTCACCTGTGCCAGCTGGCACGTCATCCGCAGGAGAAACGATTCGATAAGAAACGATTTCCTCAACGCTTCCGACTGCTCGATCTAGCGAAGTGAGAAGGACTTTTGTTGCCGGTTCTGCCTCGGTCTGGATGATTTGTTTCACTGCGCTGGCGACTTTCGTCCGAATCTCTGCGTTATCAGGTGTTATGTCGAGTGTCATGTCCAGGTTTTTCGCGACAGGTGCGACAACGGTCAGGATCGTTGTCACGGGCATCAGCGTTTCAATGTGTGCCTTGACGCGCTCGACCATTAAAGCAGTAGGGATTCCGTTGTCCGTGAGGCCATCCGTCATAAACCTCACAGTGACATGACCAGGGCCAAGCTCCAACGGATAGCACCAAGCCCGTGTTACTCCTGAGACCTCTTTCGCCCACGCCACATAATCTGTTTTCGTGCCAGCTTTCGGCGGGTTTTGCATTCTGAACAGCAGACGTTCTCGGAGGCTTTCATCTCCCTCGATGTCAGTTCCGCCAGAGACTTCACCGGAAGTTGCTTCTGATTCAATTCCTGCGATAGGAGAGACGAGGGTCAGAACAGTGCCGGATTGCAGGTTTCCATTTGCGCCAGGATTCACGGCCTGGATGGAGGCAACTAGTCTGGAATCTGTCTCTGTCGTAGTCTCAAAAATGATCTCATCAGCAGTTTGGAGAGTTGTTCCCACAGGAACAGAACCTGAACCGCTGAATGTCACAGTGCCCTGAGCGTTCGTAGCCTGTTTTCTGTAGATCCCGTATTCCGATGCACGACGCTCTAAATATTTGCCCTCTGCTGAGGTCGCAAAAATCTGTTTTGAGACAAACTCGATGTACCCATACAGCGAATGGACGGCAGAGGCACACACAAGGGACATCACATTGATGAGTGAGCGCCTAGGAACGCGTTGACCATATCGGCTCTCAGCGTCCGAGCGAACACGATCAATAATCTCTGTAAGCGTTGGTCTATTGAATGGCATTTACTAAACTCCAAAGATCCTGGAAACGAGCCTCGACACTGCGCTTGTCTCCTGGCTGCACGATGTCGATGGTCATATTCAGACGGCCATCATCCCGCCAGGCTTCCACGTTGATCTGGACGGCGAGGGCGTCATCAATCATCCATTGCAGACTTTCTTCCGCGTATGCTTTCGCCAGTGCGACTGTTTCGCGGGTCAGTTTTTCGCGCTGTAATAACCAAAGACGGGAACCGATTTGGTCACCGCTTATCGTTGAAAATGTATCTCCCCACCATCCTTGTCGGTACGGAATCTGTACCCCGTCATCATCGTTTGATCGGCGCCAGGAGAAGAGACTTATAAGAACAGCCTGAACCAATGGGTCAGGCTGATACTCGGTAATGTCAACTTTTTGTCCGTTGATCAAGCACTCCATGACGCCTCCTTTTATCTGTCTGGTGCAGGTCCGTGATTGTGTGTGTGGTTGTCCAAAGAGACCCCAGCAGCAGTGACATCTCCTGTCGTAGTGAGGGAGCCATCAACTTTGGCTCCACTTCCGCCAGAGATCTGTAATCCACCCTTACCTGTGATCAAGCCATCGACTGTCAAAGGGCCATGAATATTTGTCTGAGGTGCCGTGATGTCCACGGCTCCTGAGCTGTTTAATGTCGTGGTTCCACCGACCGAGGCAACAAGTTTTTTAGGTGTCGAGATGAGCAGCTGATCACGCTTGAAATAGACCTGTTGCCCTTGATCGTCATAGATCGCGACTTCGCCAGCACTCATGTTCGTGAGGCGATAGCGTCTATCTGCGACACAGAACACAATGCCGTTCGAGCGATTGCCATCGAAGAACAGGGCGAATGCCTCAGGTTTACCGTCTGCGAGAGGCTCGGATGTGAATCCGTATGGTTCCACGTGTTCGAGTTGGTCTCGAACCTCGCCAGCCAGGAACTCACATTGCAGTTCTCGCATCTTTTTGCTGGCATATGACAGGCGCACGAACCCACGGGCGATCATGTCCTGTATTTGAGCGAATACGTTTCTCATTTGCCTTTGACATCAGCCCACTCATCAGCTTTTGGCGCTGATGCTGAACCTGATGCTCCTGCTGTTGGTTGTTTGTATCCGGCACGCTGATATGCGTCCTGGCTGATGGTCTCAATCTCTGTTATCGAACCGCTCTGATTAAGATTTAGAACAATTTTGTTGATGAGGAATTGCCCGCTTATTTGCAGGATTGGATCTTCTAATTCAACAAGGGAATTCGGACGCCATAGCGCGCCATTGCTTTGGCGCCAGCCCTGAACATTGTGCTGTGAGCGCATCATGTCAGCATGACGAAAATCTTTTTCAAACTGCGCACGACTTTCGTTCAAAGAGTTGGAGCTCTGTCCTGTATCTTTAATGACAAGGAGCCGATAGCGTCCAATTCTGTTGTCGTAGGCGATTCCTTTATCTTGAGAAACCTGTTTTCCAAATTCGAGGTCAGACCCTTTGTGCTGTCCTAAAACTGCATACACACTGAAAATTTTGGAGGCGTCCCAGTTGGATGATCCAGTTAAGACGTTCTGACCGACTTTCAACCTGTCAAAACACTTGCCAGCGCTCCCAACCTCAACAATCACGAGGTTTCCGAATTCGTCATCCGTAACCACTAGGTTGTCTTTTGTAAGTAGGCGGTTGATTGATTCAACAACTTTTTCACCAGGATTCACTGTGAAGTTGGTATGTTTTGATGCAAGGGTAGTTTCACAATGAACCGATATGCCAAACGGCTCGCAGAGATCAGCGATGATTTTTTCAACTGTCTGGTTGTGCCAGGACAGATTAGCGCGTTTGGACGGCTTGACAGGTTTTGCCTTAGGCGTTGAATGCGATTTGCCTTTTACGTCCGCCCATTCATCGGTGCTCTGAGCCTGTCCACCGCCAGAACTCTGCTGGGCGATAGCAGACCAGGGAGAGCAGCAATCCACAAGATCAACTGTCCTGGATTTTCCTTGCACCTGCACATTTACGCTCTGGGCGTCATAGCTGATCGGCGTGCTGGTGATGTAGCCCGTGCAGACCTTTTCATCACCAACATAGAGCTCAACAAGTTGCCCAGGTTTAAGCCTGGTGAAGCTCTTATTTCCTGGGAAATTGTCGGTTACAGACAAAACAAAAGCTCTGCAAATTTGGTCGATAGAGGTTTCCACCCTGGCGGATTTCCAGCCCTCGTATATCTGCCCGTCCACTCGCAGAGTGATTTTGTTTTTGTCAGTAGTAGTTTTCATTTGCTCAACAATTTCAAGTCATTAGGACAGAACGCAGAGTGTGCGATCTTGTTTCTGATCACAATCTCTTTCTCTCTGTTCGCATCGTTGTAGTAGTCGTAAGCGATGACAACTGAGGATTCATTCTGTGGAATGACCGCCTCAATGAGACGGCTCAATCCCTCTGCCTTTTGGGTCAGACTGATGAACACGGCGGATCGAGCCTCCAACAACTGGACAAAAATCTCATCCGTAGTCCGTGGGTTTCTAAGCTCGTTGTCGATCACAGACAACAGGTTGTCACGAGTGGCAACCAACTCATCAACAGAAACAGTGACATTGTTTTCAGTTGTCGCAGAAGTTTCGTTCTCTGCTGCCTGAATATCTGCCGTGTCCTGATCCGCGTCATCTGATCCGGTAATGTCAACACGAGAGCCGATGAGCGAAGCTGCACCCAATGCCTGTGAAAGAATCAGGCGCCTTGTCAGCGTCTCAACTGCGCTCGTGTCATTGAGCTGTAGCGATTCAATAGAACTCGTTACTGCATCCTCATTGACACGTGCCGTCGTGAATTGATTGAACGTGTCTGATTTCGTGGTATTCGCCAGCTGATCGACAACTCCTGTCCAGCGATGTTTTGAACCCGCGTACTGCGACAGACCGAGAATCCCTTTCAAGGACGTTGCGAAGTCTTCGGGCGCGCTGGTCAGCAGATATGAACCTGTCTGAGCTAGCTCGATCAGGTCAGAAGCAATTCCGAATGTTTTTGAAAACTCCGAGTTGGCTAGCTCTGTGAGCTGGTTGACCATCGAACCATCAACTACTCCTTGAACAAACGGATAGAGCGCTGTGGTTTTGAATTTGCTCGCAAAATCCTCAACGGCAGACAGCCCTAATTTGTCAGCCAGTCCACGAATCTGAGAGATAGCATCCAACGAAAAAGCAGGGAACTCAAGATTTCCCGCTTCAACGAATGTCACTGATATTGAGACATAGCCAAGTTCTTCAGACGTGTAATCAATGCTTGACGCATCGAACACACTCACCGTGAGATTACCGTCCCACGGATGCACGAAAGTGCCAGGCCCAGGAGTGAGCAGAACTTTCTCTAAGAGTTTCGCTTTTTCAACACAATCATTACCGCACAGAAAGGCGGTCATGCTGTAGCGTGTTGCTCCCTTGCCTAGATCTTCGAGGTACGGAACATCACGCTGTGGATATTCGTGCAATACCTGTCTGCGCAAAAACGATTTAGACACAGACAGGACGTTGAAGCCGATCCCCTTAAAGGAGGCTGCTCTTAATCTTTCAAAAAAATAGGGCATTTAGTGATCCATCCTGTCAGCTAATCCAACATCACCAAAGACCTGAAGGCCGTTCGTGCCGGTTGTTTGTTTGATTTCCGCGCTGGCTCCATTCTTGGCTGTCACTTCAATGTTCATTGTTCCTTGAACCTTCTGTGTTCCTGCCACAGGAGCAGTGCCATAAACTCCACCTGCGGGTGCTGGTGCAGGTCTCGGAGCCTGTTTCTTGTCATCGTTTGAGCCCCATCCTAGTTTCCCCTTCAGCCAGCCGATAGCATCTTTAAAGGATTCTGGGAGCATATCCGACAGGTCGAATGCACCAAAAAAGTCGTGAAACTTTTTGCCGATATCACCAAGAATGTTTTGCGCACCGGCTAGAAGATCAGGGCCGATTTTCTTGAAGCTGTCAGGTACAAGATTGAATGACGCATCAAACATCTTGAAGAAGCCATCGACGATCTTGGACATATCGCCATTGAAGAGACCGCTCCACAATGTTTTGATTCCGTCCACCCAGCCGGAGATGACCTTTTCAATGTTGCTGACAGCACTGGTGAAAATTCCTGTGATGCCGTTCCACAGAGCTGTAAAAAATGGTCCAACCTTGTCCCAGTTGGAGATGATCAGCGCTGCGCCAGCTGCTATCGCTGTGATCACTGCACCGATAGGATTAGCAACAAATGCAATTCCGACAGCCTTGATGATTGGGATTAATGCAAAAAAAGACTGCCCGAGTGTTAATAAGGATCCAACAAAAGATCCGATTGCAATGATCACCTTGCCTGCCATCAAAGCAGCGAGTGCTTTGAGAATCGTATCGAACCCGCCAATTTTGTCGTATAGCTCGCCAATCGCATGGAAACAGTCCATTGCTTCATTAGCCAGCTTTTCAAAATCGACTTTTTTCAGGCTGTCAGCTAGTTTTGAAACTGCCTCGGAAAGACGGCCAGCAAACGCATCTTTGTTTTTTGCGAGGAATTCGGTTAGGTCATCAATAAGCGGTCCGAGTACAGGTGCAAGTTTTGCACTGATGGTGTTGCCGAAAGAATCAAAAACACTGCCTAAGTCTGTGAATTTGTCTCCAAGGGAAGCAGCTGCTTTTACATCATCCTGAGACATGGTGAGGCCAAGATCATGGGCCCGCTTTTCCATGTCAGCCAAGCCCTTTGAGCCATCCTGCAACATCGGGATCAGCTTTTGACCAGCGTCGCCAAAAGCAGCAATCGCCATCCGAGCGCGCACGCTGGAATTCGTATTCCGCTGGATAGCGTCAGCGAATTCAGGCAGGACATCGGCAGCAGTTCTCAAATTGCCTTTCGCATCACGGAGTGAAATTCCGAGCTTGTCGAACAATGATGCAAGCTCTTTATTTTTCCCCACGGCTGCTTTGGCAATGTTTTCATTGAGTTTGCCTAGCGCCTGGTTCATATCCTCAGCGGAAGAACCGGACATTTTGGCTGCATATTGCAGGGATTGGAGCTTATCGACTCCGATGCCTAACCTCATGCTGGCTTTGTCGATTGCGTCCCCAGTGTCTAGGAATTTACTCATCATCTGCGACAATGAGAATCCGACAGCGGATGCAGCAGCGGTCAGAGGTAATGCGAGTTTCTTTGCAGCGCTCGTGACCTGATTAGTGACATTAGTCAGAGAGCGCCGAAAGAACAAAAACTGTTTATTTAGTTTTTTAAAGTTGTCAGATTCGAGAAGTTTTCTAAAACTTCCCCATTTGTCAGATAGCTTTTTGATTACGGGACTGAGCTGATCCCTAACAGCAAATATCGCTGTGAGCCTAAGGTCTTTTGCCATTCTGTGCCTCTTCCCGCTTTCTCAAGCGTCTGTACTGTTGATCAAATAGGAACGCATCCTCTAGCGTCATCTCAAGAATTTGGGTGGGAGGCATACGCCAAACCCACCCAATATCAAAAAACCAATCGGTTAATTCTTGAATTGATATGTTTAAGAGGCCGTTCTCTGTCCGAAAAAACCCGTGATCTCAGCGCAAATTTGCAGATAATCCTCTGCGCCAAGTTCATCCACCGTGCTCATCGGGATGCTGGCGCACTCAGATATGTACTTCGCACAGCGATCAGTCAGCATCTCAAATGAGCCGTCCTGATTAAAAGAAAAGGGGAGTCCGATTTGTTTAATCAGCTTCCCCTTCGGGCTTTTCAGATGGAGCTCGGTCAGTTCAGTGTCACCGAATTTCACCGGCTCATTCAGTTTGATTAAATGCTCCATTTACCGGTTTCTCCTGCAAAATTGATCGTCGTATCGCTATTGTCACCACTGACTTCAATTGAATCGGTTACGAAAGCACCGCCCAATGTGTAAGTCCAGCCGTTCGCAAATTCTGCGACAACTGTCATGTCAACTCCTGTCTGCAACTTCTGAACAGGGAAATTCTTGTCAACAACGAATTGACCGCTGATGGTAGGAACAACTGGAATTTCTTTGTGACCACTGACACGACCATTCGCGATGATGGCCTCACGTGAGACATTAGAGGCAGTTGCGGTCATGGAGCCTTTTAGAAGTAAAACCTGCCCATCAATCTTGACATAGCAGGTGCCAGCAATTAACTCAGCCATTTTTTACGCCTCCTGATATTGAAGTCTGAACTGATTGAGAAGTGCAAAGATTCTGAGCTGATTGACGTAATCAGGCGGGAACAGCACATTGATTCTGTTCACATTGTCTGTATCACGTTCAACAACAAGGTAGCGCTCGAAAATCGTGGCATTTTCAACAATGCCCTGATATTCCAACTTGGCATAAGCAACTGTCAGCTCAGAGCGAATGATCTTAGGTGTAACAATCGCCTGTCCTGGACCGAATTTTGTTCCGTCATTGGCCAGCTTATGTCTGCCGTATTTGGATGTGATCAGACCTTTCAGATAACGCAGAACGTATGCAGTTGTAAACAGAGTTTCACAATCGACATAGCTCAGATCCTGTTCACCGTATTTGTTCACTCGATAGTTCGTGACTTCACGCTCAATCTGAACAACACCTGCCACAGCGGTAAGAGTAGCCATGCCGTTTTGAAGGAGCGTGTTGCGCTCGGTCAGCTGGAACATTTCGCCTGTAGGAGCTCCGGTGATACCAATGAGAGAACCGGTTTGGGTCGGTCGTGCCGGATCTGCATCAATGAACACCTTAGTGCGTGCCACTGCGCTGGCGATAGCTTCCACATCCCAGGAGCCGAAGTTTGGCTCAAGGGCAAAAGTCGTCATGTGCTGATCGTTGCGAGTTTTTCCAAATGTCAGAAGGGTGTTGTAGTCACCGCGTTTTGCTGTGATTACATGACCATAAAGCATCTGGTAAGGAGACCATCTTCCGCTTGTGTCATTCATCAGATCTTGGAAATCGTCCAGGACATCAGCACTGCAATAAGGATTGCCGATGTACTCATACGCATCAGAACCCATCGCTTTGAGCGCATCGCCAAGATCAGGATCCGTTGCACCGCCAGACATGGCAGAGATTTCCACGCCAAGTCCAGGAACGTCCATCTCACCGCCAATGGCGCCTTTGACATTCTTACGAACAAGGATGTTGTTTCCGAGCGTTCCGCCATTGCGTGCAGTGATCGTGACCACACCTGCTTCTGCCGAGGCTGTAACAGGCAGGTCACCTTTGGCTGTAATAGCGGAAGCCATAGAGGTGGCAACAGTATTTGCAGCGTCTTTTGCTGCTACACCGACGCGAACGAGGTCTGTACCGATGTACAGATATACCGTACCTGATTCAGAAGCAGTGCCGGTTATTGTCACGTTGGCGGATGCTTTTGTTGCAGTGCTCGCGTCTTCAAGCGGGATGCAGTACAGCGCACCGAGCACATCAGTGTTGCGGTATGCCTCGACCATTCGAGCGAGCATGGAACCACGGCCAAACAGCGTCTTAGCCATAGCAGCGGAAGAAACTGCAACCGGTTTGCCCGCTGTTGCAGTACCGGAATCAAGCATTTGACCGAATAACAGAGCCACATTGCTGTTTCCAGGCGTAAATGCAGCAGAGTTATCAACCTCTGCATAAAACAGAGGGACCATCAAGCCGTTTCCTGATGGAATTGTGTTAAAAGAGACAGGCATCTGTTACTCCTATTGATTTAACAAAATCTTTACCTTTTCGGAAATTCCGTCCTTCTCAAGATCAATATCGTTCTCTTTGAATGGCGGATAACTTTCGTAGAGTGTTTTTTGGTAGGTATCGCTGTAGTCCAGGCGGTACATTGTTTTGAAGTCGAAGCGATAAGCCATCCGCTCTGGATCCAGGTAGATGACCTCTGCACCGTCATACGCGAGTTTTTCTAGGTGCTTTGGATCAGGGCTCCAAAACAAAATGGCGCGGAATAATTCCCCGCGAATCTTGTCAATCTGCTCTAAATCTCCCTGGCCTCTCAGTTCCTCATTATTCGTATTGGCAACTTGAACAATGACGGCAAGCGAAACATCTACATTTTGCAGATACTCGCCATTAAGGGAATACTCTCCACCCTGTTCATTTTCAAGAACAACATAAGCAGCCGGAAGATCAGGCGCCTCAACCCTGACTAGAGAATCAACCGCCCAGGCGCTTGCACCTGCGACACGTCCTTTAAAGCTCGGACATCGTTCTCTGATCGCCTGGATGTAGTCTGAAATTCTGATCATCATGATTTGATTCCCTCAACAAAAGCATCCTCCATGCGATCCTCAAAACGCTTCCGGTATTCCTCTGCAACCACCTCGATGAAGTTTTCACGAGGCTGAGCAACTTTGTTTCCTTTGCGTTTCTTTGATTGCTGGTTTGCTGAATCAGTGCGAGGTCCTCGATGTCCATAGACCACGAATGCCGGATAAAACTCTCTCATCCTTTTGGTGAGAGTTGGACGCACCCACACAGAGTGACCACTGCGAGATACTGTGGCCTTAATCGAGCGCTGCATTTCACCTGTTTGACGCCCAGGCGGTTCACCAGGTTTCGATACAGCCCGTTTGCTGATTCTCTGCCTGGCTGCTTTTCGGACATCCTTTCCGACATCACGCAGTGCAGACCTAATGACCTTTTTATCAAAGTCCCAAAACGTGAATCCGTCAGGTGTTCGGACTTCGAGGAAATCTGCGCTCATGACTGAACCACTCCTTCCTGCTGCACATCTATCACCGTGAAACGGTCTTTTCCGGAAATGTCGGAAACTCGTTGAACACGGTATTTCAGGCCGTTGCAGACAACGCGGATTAGTTTGGTGAGGTCCTGCGGTCGAGTTTTGCCATCAATGCAACGTGTAAAAACACGGTGCGTAACAGTTTGGCCGATCTGTGATGTGTTCCAGAAAATCTGAGCTCCGACAGGTTGAATGTCTCCCCAAACTGTGAATGATGATGTTGTGACATTCGAGAATCCCGCCTGATCATTAGGCACAGACTTTCTCAGCTCAAAGGTAACTCTGTGCCTCAAGTCTCCAACGTTTGGCAGGTTCATAGGTGCTCCAGAACTCGGTCATAGATGATGAATCGGTCAAGCAGATGATCGTAATGACGAATCTTTGAATCTTGACCCTCAGTGATGCTCCTGCGCTCGTAGAGATCGGTCACATAGAGTTTGATCCACGTTTTGATGCTGTCTGGAACATCATCAATGCTCGTGCAGACTGCACGCGGATCGGTATCTTTGACGATCTCACGATCACAGACTTGTTCTGCAAACTCTGTCGCAGCCAGGCCATAGGATTGAATCAGTGCATCATCAGCATCATGCTCAACTCTTAGGTGCTGTTTCAGCTCCTCGAGCGTCACCGCCATTTTCGTCATGATTCAGCTCCTCTTTCGGTTCCTGTTTCTGATCAACTTTCTTCTTTCCAGGTTTGGGAACTTCTGCAAAACCTTCACGAATCAACATTTCAGCCGTGCCATCGGAAAGAACAACGATGGAGCCAGCTTCAAAACGTCCGACAACCGTTAAAACAGATTTTGTGATTTTTACTTTCATAAGAAAAATGGGAGCGGTTTCCCGCTCCCAAACCGACAATTAAGATTAGGTGCCAGGTTTGGTAGGCATAACCAGAGAGCCACCAACCAAGGCTTTCGGATGTTCGACTACAAGTGCAAGACGGCGTTCAGCACGAATCGTGAACAGATTCTTGATGAAGTCATTTTCGTTCTGTGAAGCGATGTCGATCACTGTGGACATACGGTCATAGATGGTGGCAGCCTGAGAGAAGTCACCAACAAGATATTTGCCTTCAGCCATAGAAGCAGAGGTCACCACGCGAACACCCCATGCGGTCATGTTCTCGAAGCTGATAGACGGTACGCCATACAGGTACTGATTGTTGGAGCCTTTAAGTCCTTGCAGTTTTGCCCAGTCCATAGGATTCAGCAAGATGGCGTTTGCTCTGTAGTTAGCAGCGTTCACCTTAGCGATAGACAAGCGCAACAGATCAAGCAGAGTGCCGGAATCACCGCCTAAGTCAGCGTAGGTGAAAGCCTGTGCAGTGTAGTTGCCATCCTTCATCAAACCGCTCAGGTTCGGAGAAGTGCCGTTTCCGTTAATGATTTGCTGTTCAACAACGAGGTTGACACCGTACACCATGCGGGAATTGATGAATGCTGCAAGTGTTGCGGAATCGTCAATCAACTGACGGGTCACTTTCGAGAAGTGGGCGATAGTCTGAACGTTAGACTGCATCAGCTCAAACGTATCAGTTGATTGCGGTTTCTGTGCAGCTTCTGCAACGAATGCAGCGTTATTCGTGAACGTTCCTTCTTTGAGATATTCAACCGTAGTAACGGAAGTTGGCAGGTGCGGAATCAGACCTTCAATGACAAGGCTCTGATCAGGTTCAGCCAGCACGCCAGGTCTGCGATCCTTAGGAGCCAGTGTGCCAATTGCGATCGGATCCTGTGCTGCTTTATCCTTGAAAACGAATGCAGCAGAACGGGCCTGTCCTTTTGCAAATGACTGATAGGAATCAGACTTGACGAAAGAATCACCGACAGTAGTCTGTTCTTTCGGAGAATCAACTTTGATGCTCTTCTGCTGAAGTTCAAGAACCTGTTTATCAATCTGAGCCTGCTTTTCTTTCAGCTCGTTGATTTCAGTGTCGTGTTTTTCAGTGTTTGCCTTAAATCCATCGACTTTGGCCTTGACGGATTCAATTACTTCTTCATATTTATCCATGATTTCCTCTTATAGATAGGAGTTGAGACGCTCTAAGGCATCTAATTCATGTTGTTTTTCCTGTTTTTCTGAATCTCTCAGATCATCAGCAAAAACCTGTTTAGCCCTGGAAACAATCGCCAGTGCCACACTTTTTGAGAATCCTGAATCCCTCAAGAATCTTTCAAAATCTCGTACTGTTTTCAGCTGTTCGACATCTTCAGATTTCACAGCTGTAATTTGTGCTTTCGGCTCGCACGGATATGTGCAGATTGAAATCTCACGAAGTTTTGCAATCTCTTTGATGATGAGGCCAGAGCGGTCTTCTTTTTCCTCATAGCCATCATCATTGATAGAGAATCCAATCGATAGACCAGAAACGACGCCAGCCTTCATTGCTGAGTAAACATCCTGAGCTTTCGGGATGTCGAGAATGAGCTGACCCTCAACTTTCAGGCCACGGGCATTCTGCTCAACTTTCGTATATTTCCCAATGGGAACGTCATAGCTGTTGTGATTAAAAAAAATCGGCAAAGTGCCGATGTTTTCAAGTGCTTTTGTGAATGCTCCTGGGAGAATTGTGTCACCTACCAGGTCAACAGAGTTGAATTTCGTAGCGTAGCCGGAGAATGTGCCAGCCTCACTATGATCATCAAATTTCAATTCAACATCTGATAAATCCAGCTGTTTTGAAACTTCCATTTTGTTCTCCGATTTATTGCTTAATTGGATCTTCCGGCACCGACTGACTTTGTGATGCTCGTTGCTCACCGAGCTGGTTCACAGGCCACAAATTGCTCTGAGCCGTGAGCTGATCCGCACCCTCGACCGGTGGCAGGTTTTCGAGTTTGCGCACCTCGTTGCGCGTCATAAAGCCGTTTTGAAGTGCCTTGGAGTAAGAATCGTATCTGCTCGAAACTGAGGCTCTGAGCAGGGCAGACATCTTGAACTCTGCAACATATTTCGCTCGTTCTGCTGCTGTAAAAACTCTCTGCATGATTGCCTGTTCGACTGAACAACACAGCGGGTGAATCGTGCTCCGATAGAAAGATTCAACAATCTGCTCAATCGAGGCGCCTGATGTGCCGGATGAAGAATTGATCAGCGCAGCAGGGACGCCAAACCAGCGCCCAATTTCCTCCACACCGAATTGACGTGTTTCGAGCAACTGAGCATCAGCAGCAGACATTGCAACCTGTTGGTATTTCATATCAGCTGGCAGGAAATTGATCCACGAATCACCGTTGAAGGCTCCCAGCTCTCTGAATCTGTCACGCAGTTCAACCAACTGCTGTCCCTTAATAACTCTGTCAACCGTGACAATACCGGTCAACTGGTTACCGTTGCCATAAAGCGCTGAGGCGTTCTTCTGGGCGTTCTTCATTTCGTTTGTTGTTGCTCTCATGTAGTCAAACGTACTGAGACCAACAACTCCGTTCCCCATGCCTTTCCAATGAAGAATCTGATCAGATGTGAAGTATGTGTACTTTCCATCCTTGTTGTACTGATAGATGACCTGTCCATCCAAGACTGCGACTTCCATCTGTCCAGAGGCTAGGGGAGTGAGGCCCATCAGGGCACCGGTTCCATCACGATGTATCAGCGCGTAGGCGTTACCGGTCAAGAATCTGTTCATGCTCATGCACAGCCAAAAATCATGGGCTGTCATGATTTGGTTTGGATTGTGCAGCACTTGCCAGAGACGGGTGTCACGGGCGGGAATTTTGTCCCCGTTTCTTTTTACCTCGTAGATGACTAATGGCAGTGTTGCCATAGTCTCGGAAAGTAGGTTGATACAGCTCCAAACCGCAGAAAGCTGCATTCCTGCCTCAGGCGGAATGTACGGTTCTTCCTTGTTCAGCGTAACTGAGGGAGTGCTTTCTTGGAGGCCAGAATAATCTGACAAACCTCCTCCCCAGAGACCTGAGAAAAATTGTCCAAAAAAGCTCTTGATCTTCATGTTACAAACTCAAAAATAGATTTGTGTCGGTCGCCTCTCTCTGGCCTGACTGAGCTCGATTGATAGCCATGATCAAAGCAACCACGCCATCAATTTTGTTTTCGGGGAACTCTTTGCGCGGGTAGATGTTATCTTTCGCGTCCGTGTGTGCGATCACGTTCGACATCATCCAGGTAAGCACAGGACCGCCATCGTGATGAAGCGTTCTGTCGTAAACGGCAGCTTGAAGCGATTTCATCGGGTCTGACATATTGAGCACCGTCTGGCGCACTTCAACCATTACGACACCTTCATCCTCAAGCTCTTTCGAGAGTTGCGCTGCCTGCCACGGGTCAAAATCGACCTCCTGAACATCAAACCGTGAGCAATCCTCAAGGATTGATTCTTTGACAGCGCGGAAATCGGTGACTTCACCTTCAGAAACATTCAAAAGCTCAGAGCGCTCCCAGCCTGAATACTGCGAATTTTTTGCATTCTCAACGGCCCGTCTTGGTAACCAGAACTGAGGAAACACGTAGTAATGTGTTTTGCCGTCATCCTCCTGGCGCGGAAACACCAATACTTTCGCGCAGATGTCGATCTTGGATGCAAGGTCGAGGCCAATAAAACACGGCTGGCCCTCAAACTCATCGAGGCTCAAGCTGTGATCGGCGCATTCGTCCCACCTCCGCATGTCCATCCAGGCGCTATCAGCATTAACCCACACATTCAAGTGTTTAGTCAGAAAGTTGTTTGCAGCACTGCTCATCGCCATAGCCTTACGCTGTAGCGATCCCACGACCTCAGGACGCACTGAAATATTCCAGTTTGGATTTGCTTTCTCTAGCGCCTCCTCGGTTGTCCAATCGTCATCTTTATCAATGGAGTAGATGATCCCAAACTGTGTCTCATCTTGGACGGCACCACTGAGCACCTTAGTGACCATGCTTCTGACTTCATAGCAGATCCCTGTTTTGTCAAAGCCCGCTGTTGTTATCACCCACATAAGCGAATTCAGACGTTTACCGAGGGAGGTTTCTACAACGTCATACACAGCGCGAGTTTTGTGCGCATGGAGCTCATCAATAACCGCCAGGTGTGTGTTTAAACCATCGAGGGTAGAGCCCTCGGCAGACTTTGGCTGGAATGTACTTCCTGCGCTCGGTAGATAGAGCGCATTAGCCAGAACTTCTAATCCGAATGCAGATCGGAGATCCTTGTTCATTTCGGCCATGCGTTTCGCATCACCAAACACGATTTTCGCTTGGTCGCGAGTTGTGGCGAATGAGTACACTTCTGCGCCTGGTTCTTTGTCAGCACACAGGCAATAAAGTGCGACACCGCTTGACATGGCCGACTTGCCGTTACCCCTCGGAACCTCAACATACACACGGCGGAAGCGTCTCCGGCCATCCTCAGTCTTCCAACCAAAAACGGTCGTAAGAATGAATATTTGCCAGGGCTCAAGGCGGAATCTTTGTCCTGCGAGGTTGCCCTTAACGTGCGTAAGGCACTCGATAAATTTGCAAACCCTGTTGGCTGCTGTCTCATCGAAGTGAAAACCTCTGAGGTTCTCTAAATCGTCGAGCTGTCTCTTAACCGCTTTCTTGACCCACTCGCAGGTCAGAATCCTGTCATAGATGACATCCAAGCAGTATTGATGTGCAATCTGTACATAATCTCTCTTAGTCATCTAAAAACGGATTCTCCGATTCTGTTTCATTCGGCTGTGCTCGTACTCGTGACCTTGAAATAGGCGTGAAACCTAATTCACGTTCACAGGCGAGCATCAGCTTTTGAACATTGATCAGTGCTGAAAATGTTGGAGACAGTGAGCGAATCCCTGAGTTTGCAGAAGTCTGCTCAATGTCGCCAGCCTCAACAGCCTTGGAAAGTTTTCTATACAGCGCATAGTTCCGGCACCACTTTTCCAAAACTCCATGATCGAGTGCAGTGAGGAATCCTTCCGGCGCAACTTTCACCGCCATCATCCACGCATCCCGTGCATCAGCCGTGAGGCCAGGTGGCGGTAGCGGGTTCAGTTTCTCGTTGACGGTCCACTCATGCGAATTTTGTCTGCACTTTTGGAGTGTCCCTTTAGCAGCCTTTTCCGCGTCTGATTTGCGTGGCCGTCCTGCCATAAAACCTCCAAAACTCGCGCGCACGCGCGCGATCTTTTCATTGAAAATTTCGTTCTTGCACGATGTCTCACACAAAATTTCGTTTTTGCATTTTGCACGTGCAAAAAATCGAGTGGGGGCGCGGTCTAAGAGGCCTAAATCGCAAGGTCTTACCCGCCCCTACCTCTTTTGTTACCGAAGCCTCCATCTTCTCCCGCTGTCTTTCTGTCATGACAGCTTTTGCAAAGCGGTTGCCAATTTGATTCATCCCAAAACAATGCCTTGTCTCCCTTATGTGGGATGATGTGGTCAACAACTGTTGCCGGAGTAATGCGTCCCTGTCTCTCACACTCTGCACACAGAGGATGATCTGCGAGGAACGCCAGACGAGCACGTCTCCAGGCGTTTCCGTACCCTCTTTTTGCGCTGGATACTCTGTTTCGATCTTTGTACCGATTGGCCTCAGTCTTATGCTTAGAGCAATATCGCTCACCTTGATGAACGAGAGCTTTACAGCCTGGATAGTTGCAGAGATGGAGTGGCATGGTGTTGGTGCTGGGAATGTCGCGCCCAGCTCGCGGTACTACTCAAATGAATCGAGCAACAAAAAACCGAGCTTGTTAGGGCTCGGTATTCTTTCCTTCCTTTTGGGCACGCCAAAGGTCGCCAGAGGGCGATTGTTATCACAAAGGACACACTGAAATTGTCTGACTCATTATGGCTCAATCGTTTTCTAGTTGCAACTGTTTTCTGATGTCCTGCTCGTAGTAAACACGTTTTTGGAATGATTCAATGCAGAACTCTCTCCACGACTTCTCCTGGTCTCTTCGGATTCTTGCTCTGCGCTTCAATGCTATGTAGTCATACTCAGTGCCAAACACGAATATCTTGATATTCTTTTTAACCGGAACATACTCAATCATCTCAGGCATACGAGCCCAAACTGTTTGAAGAAAATCGGCGTCCTTATAATCAGGCGATGGCTGCTGAGGTTCTCGGTATCTCAGTTCATCAGCCTCACGCCAATACTTTTCTTCCTCAGTTTCTGGTTGTCTATCAGCATAGGCGCGCAGGTACTGGCAGATGTCGAATGTCGATGATCTGCGATAGACCTGTCGATCACCGTACACCCTTCGCCAGTTAGAGAGCCGTTCAAGAAAAGCCTCATCAATCATTTAACCTCCTCGCGAATGAGCCGGAAAAGTTCATCAATCGGCAGAATGGCGAGCCATTGTTTTCTGTCTGCTCTGCATACAACAATCGGGCGTTCTGCAACATCACATCCTGCCGTGGCCTGGCTCATCCAGTCGTAGATGTTTCCTATCGCTGCACGTCTTTTTACTTCGATGGAGTAGGGTTTGAGTTTGATGTCTGCACCGCCATCGCGGGTCTGTTGCAGATTCCTATGAACCTCAATTCCGAGGTTTTCAAAAATCATGTCGCAGATTTCGCGTTCTCCGGCTGCGCCTTTGATTCTCTGTGCTTTGCTCATGCTGCCTCCTGCTTCCGTTTTTCGTTTTCTGCTTCAAGGTCAGCAATCGCCATCCAAAGATATTTGAGCTCAATTCTGAGCTCGCAGTTCTGATTAAAAACAAACGCTGCCACACACAAAATGGCGATGTTGATTAGAGCCAGAACGATCAAAGCATTCTCGATTGTTGAAAGATCCATGTTGTTTCTCCGGTTGTTTGTTATTAGGGTCTCTGGGCGATCATTTCCGCGTGGGCTTTGAACCTGGGAAACTGCGAGAAAAATTTAATTCTTCGCTGTATCCGTTCATCGTTATCACGCTCGAAAACTGAACACCTGATAAATGAAATTGCGTAGCACTGGATGCCTTGACCTTTTTCTGGGTTGTGGCAATAGATGTGCATATCGCCAAAACTCGGTTTTGGAGGAATGTGCTTTTTCCCGTCTTTATCGAGCCAGTAGGATTCAGCAAACTTGCAGTACAGACAGCATCCGGTCAAAGCAAGTCCCTCCAATCCTGTACTGCTGTAATAAACGCCCAGAAAACAATCATCCATTGCAGTAATGGAGTTTTCTCTTGATTCCAGGCGACTAGTCCTGCATAAGCGCCAAGACACAGCGTGAATTTGAATAAAAATCGGGAGAATTTATTCCAGTTCATTGCGCACCTCAAAAATAAGTCTCAGCGTCCTGCTGTCTCTGAATAGCCCGCTGTTTAAGCTGGCGGATGTATGCCGTTAGAGGTGAGATTTCCTCTATTTTTTTATCCTTCTGGCTTTCTTCGCTGTTTTGGATCATTCCAGGCTTGACAACATTGTTTTTGACCCATTTTTTGATTCGGTTGCCTAAGTCATACGCCGATTCATCTCTGTAGTGGCGTTTCCCTTCTATAGGGATGCACGGGATATTTGTCTTTGGGCACAGTTCAGGAATTCCGATTGAGCAGAAGTAATCTGTGAGGCTCTGGATGACGTGTGGATGCTTGATAGTTGAGTTGTAATCGTCAATTAGCTTCCAGTCGCGTTGGAGATTCTCAGCCAGTTCGATCAAGGCTCTGTACTGCAAAAGGCCAGCAGTGACTTGAGGAAAATACTTTCCCTCAATCCCTTCATGGAACTCACAGACATTGATCCCTTGTGCCAGCTGTCCACACCAAACCATGCACGGGCAGCCATTGGCTGCACACAGCTTTTCAAAAACCTTTGGTTTTGGAAGCTCCTGTTCTTCCTGGAAGTCAATGTTTGTTCTTTTTCTTCTAGCGGTCATGATATTTCCTATCGCAAATTTTCTCGAAGTTGTTTGCCTTGGTTATCCACTCAAGGTCTGCTCTAAACGTTCTGCCGTCCTTCTGTTTGACCTGGCCCATGAGAAATTTGGAACGTCCTACAAACTCAAAGAATCGTTTGAAAAAGTCCAGGCCATCAGCTTCGGATTGAAATCCTTGATCTAATGCCATCTCTCTCCAACGAGACGCCAGATTGTTGACACGTGATGCTGATGTCCAGATTCGTACAGGTGGCAGTCCTGGCAGGCACTCGTGATATAGGTCGATTAGTTTTTGCTGAGGGCAGTGTTTTGAGACCTTGAGGGCTTTTTGTTCCGGTGTCAGTTCTTTCTCGACTTTTTCCGATGTTTCTGTCAGAGTTAATTCATCGTTTTCTACTGGCGCGGTTTTCTGTGTGTCGGTAGGAGCTGATTCAGCTCTATCGACACAAATAGTATTTACTGTTTCTTTTACTGTTTCTATTACTGATTCGTGACCCAAATTTGGGTCATCCACACGACCCGTTTTTGGGTCATCGGAAATTCCGTTTTTGGTACAAGACCCGTTTTTGGTACTACCAAATTTGGTACTACCGTTTTTGGTACTAGTACCGTTTTCGGAATTACGAGAAACCGAAAGATTAAGAACGTAATTGTTGGACGAATTCAGAACACGTCTTTCACGTCTAATGAATCCTTTTTCTTCAAGGTAAGTAAAGGCCTTGTAAACCGTCTTTTTGTTGAGCTCCGTTTCCATGGCGATTGCATCCGCGCTCGGATTGCATTGTCCAGTTTGTTCATTTCGGTGATCGGCTAGACAGCGCAAAACACTCTTTGCTGCTGAATTGCCGACAAAGAGCTTTCTCACTGTGTCCGAATCTTGCCAAGACATGAGGCACCATCATTCAAAAATGTCAGGGCGTAACTCTTTGCGAGTTACTGCGCCGAGTGTTGCCTGCTCAATGAGCTTGCACTTGTCAGCAGGGGGACGCTGTTTGCCTCTTCTCCACATACTCACATTGGAGGTGGGCACACCAACTGCCTGAGCAAGTTTCTTTGCAGATCCTCTTCCCACCTGTTTCAGGAATTGATCCAAAGTCATTGATTACTCCGTTTGAAGTTACTAAATTAGTAATCAGCATAAAAGCAAATTAGTAACTTGTCAAAAGTCAATTTAGTAACATTGTTACTGAGGAGAGTAATCATGATTTCGATCAGAGATATTCGGCGTGACAATCTGCAACGTTTGGTTGAACGTTACGATTCAATGAAAAGCCTAAATGAGATCCTGGACCGAAAGGACAATCATTTGACACAGATCCTGAATCAATCAATGAACACTGCAACTGGAAAACCTAAACAAATGGGGGACCGGCTGGCGCGTGATATTGAAAAGAAGCTGAATCTAGGTTTTGGCTGGATGGATCAGGATCACTCAGCAGAACCGCCAGAACCCAAAAACATCGTCACTCTGGACAGGCTCGATGTTGAAGCAGGATGTGATCCTTCTGGTGGCCCTGCTTGTACTGATGTTGCTGTAGTCGAACGTATTCAGGTCAGTGTTGATTGGTTTAAGCAGAATATTTCGCGTTTTCGCACAATAGGCCATCAACTGGTTACCGCTCGCGGGGATTCTATGGAACCGACAATTAACTCTGGCGATATTGTTGTTGTCGATGTCAGAGATACAGACGTAACCCAGGAGGGCCTTTTCTGCCTGAATTACGGTGGTGGCGTGACAATCAAGCGGATTCAGGTGTTGCCTTTTGGAGTTGAGTTTATTTCAGACAACAAACTCTATAACTCGTTTGTTCTAAAGGGCCAGGAGCTTGAAGCGATAAAAATCATTGGGCGTGTTGTAACTGCACTGTGCGTTAAAAAATTCCCTCATGGCATTTGAAAGGAATTCTCATGAAAAAAGCACTCAAATTTATCCTTGCACTGGTTGCATATTCATTTTTCTTTTTCGTTGTCATGGTTTTTGCTTTTGCCTGTACCAAGCAAGATGAACAAGGTTTGCTGCTGGCGATGGCGGTTGCGCTCGTTGCAACGTTTGGACTGAGATATTTCCTTAAACACAGAAAATCAAAAACTAATGCAGACCTGGTTGTTTCCTCTGTAGATGAATCAAAACCGACACCCACAAAAAATCAGATAGTTGCTGCCACTGATTCCGCCAGGAGGCTCCTAGAAGAAATTAAACATTCAGACAATCCATACAAGCTGTACAGCGATAAATCTTCAGAGCTTGACCAGTTTATAAACGATGGGGCACAAATAAGCAAAGAGGAATTAGGAGACACTGTTCGAGCAATCGCTCGCGGTTTTGGTGTTCGCAGGGAACTGCCTCCCCCAGACTGGAACGGTAACGTTGCAGAATCGTGCCCATTCGTTTTACAGCGCAACGAATCTGGAATATATGCAGCTCCCTACAAGCGCTCAAATACATACAAAAATGAACGTAGTTACCAAGCAGGATCCCGTGGCATTGGCATTCGTGTTGCAAAGGGTGTTTCTTTTCGAGTTGGTCGGATAGCAGGAAAATCGGTAACAGAAGAGGTTCCAGTCGATACTGGCAGCGGATATGCTTTGGTTACAAACAAGAATTTTTATTATTTTTTGAATGATGAGGTGAGAAAGATGCCTCTTACAAAAATCGTAGGAGTTGAGGCCGTAGGAAAGTACTTAACAATTACACCGGATGGAAGCAGGGCCAAACCAATAGAGTTTGTTTTCAAGGAATCAGAGGATGCAAAACTTTTAGCTGATTTGATCAAAGTTCCTTGGTAAACAGTTCCCGCATAAAAACCGCCTTAGGGCGGTTTTTTGTTGCCTAAAAAACACAAGCATTTTAGTAGGTACAAAAATTATTTTTTTAGTAACTTGAAAGTTACCAAAATGCCTTGACTTCACATTACTAAATTAGTAACATGACTTCATCAATCAACAGTTCTTTAACAAGCCTTACCGATGATTGTCAGGTAAGGAACAAGCTCCTAAAACCGAGTAAACCGAAAGGTCATGGAGCCGAAAAGGTGGCGATGTGAATTGCACCTCAAAAATCTGATCGAAAGTGAAGATGTGGCGATGAGAATGCTGAAAGTGTCAAACGTTAAAGTCGTGTAGCACCGGTAGGGGCCACTCAATAAGACAGTTCACAAACACAAGGGCACTCCTGAAGATAGTCGGTAAGTTGCAGATCTCCTGAGGTTGGTTGGATGGAGTGTCCTTCTGTTTGAGCTTATTTAGAAACCCCTGCGTCTGGGTCATGTACTGCAAAACACCCAAAATTCGCAAATACATCGCGGGGGTTTCTCAATGAGCTCTGATCATTTTCGTAACGTCACGAAAAAGACCGCAACTTGTACATTTTTTGAACAAGTTCATTCACAAGTCTCCTGCTGTTTTCATCAACCTCTTTTTGGGTTCTTCACCGCTATTACAAGACCACAGCAGGAGTCTTCTGAATGAATTCCACCTATTAGGTTTTTTCAAATAACTGAAAGACCACAGCAGAGGATCCCTGGTGCTTTACCAATATTTGTTAGTTCCAATTTTTTTGCTTACGGGGATCCTTGATTGTGGTCTTTTTCACATATTAAGGAGCAAACATGAAGTTATCGCCAGGAGAGGGGGCACAGATCCTTAATGATTGCGTGCAGGACATCGTAAATGATCGAGGCTCAACAATTGATCTGAATTGTGCTTTGACATACGCAGAGCGCGCAGTTGTCCAGGCGCTCCTGCTCGGTCAGAAAGAGGTCCTTCTTGAACTTGATCACATTGTCCCGCTGGACAGAGCACAACCGGAAGTCAAAGCACTGTTCAAAGAACACAGTCAGAACATTTTCTCTGACAAATGTCTTGATGTCATTGATGTGATGTTCCCAGACATCAAATAAAAAAACCATTTTCAGGGACCCCGCCGATTTTTCACTTCTCCTTTTAGGTCGGCGGGGATTTTTTACCAGTTTTTGAACCTGCGCAAGGGAATTTTCTGCCCCATCCTCCTGTCCCCTCGTTTGTTGGCGAGTATCTAGGTTGCGAAAGCAGAGCAGTACTGCAAGCGGGAATAATCACGATTAGGGCAAAGGTCTGGTTTGGGGACCTCATAAAGGAATCGTGATCGCAGGTTCATCTAGTTTTTCGAGGTGCGACATGAACGAAAAATTTGATGCACTACTAGATAACGATGTCAGCTGTGCGCTGTGCGCAACCATTGCATTTTTAATCGCTTTTCTCATTCTTACATTAGTTCTCGGAGTGTGAGTTTCATGAATATGAACCCACGCTGCTGTCCTGGCCCAGGAGATTTGTGGCAGCTGACACCTGAAGAAGAACGTCGCCAAGATGAGTATGAAAAGCTCATCGAGAAATTTTTTGATGAGTATCTTCCTGAATACGGCGATGAACACATCAACGAGCTTGCTGAAAACGGTGAGGATGAAAGACATCCTGAGATTGAACCGATATTCGACGAATATCTGGAGGAAAACGAATGGCATTAAAACTCACTAAGAGAGAGAAGGCGCCTCTACTACCTCAAGCATCAACAAGAAATTAAAAAGAAGTGCAAAGAGTATTACTACGCGAAAAAAGTAAAACCTAAAAGGCAGAGAAAGTTGCCTCCACAACAGGGTCCCTTCTCTGCCTTATTTATTGGAGTAGAAAATGACTAACGAACAAAGAGCCGCCTGGTTAGAGGGACGGCGTACAGGCATCGGCGGTTCGGACGTTGCAGCGGTTCTTGGGTTGAACCCATGGAAGACGCCGCTGGACGTTTGGAACGATAAGCTCGGGCTTTCTGAAGACAAGGGGATGTCCGAACCGGCCTATTGGGGAACGGTACTTGAGGATACGGTAGCCCGTGAATTCCAACAACGAACTGGCATGAAGGTTCAAAAAGTCACTCACCAGTTCGTTGATCCAGGATGTGATTGGATGATTGCAAACATTGACCGAGCGATTATCAATCGGGAGATCGCCAAAAAAGTCAGGCCGTTGCTTGATGTCGAGGAAATTGAGCGCTACGCAAATATCACGGGCGTTGAGCGACCTATTAACACTGACATCGCATTTGAGGCAAAAACAGCGAACGCTTTTACTGCTGACCTGTGGGGCCCGAGCCAGGAGCTTGAGATCAGACAGAACAACCTCAGAACCGAGCACGTGATCCCGCTTTACTACGAAACTCAAATTCAGTGGTACTGCGGCATTCTTAAGCTCAAAGGAATGTATCTCGCGGTTCTGATTGGAGGATCGGACTTCCGGATGTACTGGATCGATGCTCGCCCGGATGTGTTTCAAGTGATCAAAGAAAAGTGTTCCCGCTTCTGGAACGAAAACGTTCTGAAGAAGATCCCGCCTGATCCTATCAACATTGACGATGTACTTCAGTTATATGGCAAAAGCAATGGAAAAGCTGTGGAAGCTCAGGGTGAGCTTGCTATTGATTATGGTGAGTATGCACGTATTGCTGGTGAAATTAAGGAACTAAAAAAACAGCAGGACGCGCTCAAAACCAAGATTGCAATAAGCATGAAGGACAACGAGATTCTCACGCTTGATGGCAAGAAAGTTCTCACCTACAAAACACAAACATCCAAACGTTTCGATTCGGATTCCTTCCGGGAAGACCATCTTGATGACTACTACGACTACCTCAAGGAATCCTCAACTCGTGTAATGCGCGTTTGCGCTTAATCCAAAACTCACTCGCAAAAAAAAGGAATAATTATGTCTACAACTGACCAACTCGCCGCAGCAGTCGGCGCCGCCTCTGCTCCAGTAGCAAAACCCAAAACGAAAGCCCCTGTTATCGTGCAGCAAGTTCTGTCTGACCAATTCAAAAAACAACTAGCCTTGGCTGTTCCTAAACATCTGAGCGCTGACCGCATGGCAAGAATTGCCGCGACCGAATTACGAAAGACTCCGGCCCTGCTCAATACAACTCCGGCTTCGTTCCTCGGAGCGGTTATGCAGTCAGCCCAATTAGGTTTGGAGCCCGGTTCCGCCCTCGGTCAGGCTTACCTTGTTCCCTATGGCAACCAGTGCCAACTGATTCTTGGCTACCGCGGCATGATTGATTTGGCTCGTCGTTCAGGACAAGTTTTGTCTCTTTCTGCATTCGCAGTGCACGAAGGTGACGAATTCAACTACCAACTCGGCCTCCATCCGGACATCCACCACGTACCAAGCGTCGAGGCTGATCGCGTTAAAAAGCCCATCACGTTTGTCTACGCAGTCGCTAACCTCAAGGGAGGCGGATATCAGTTTGAGGTTATGTCCAGAGCTGAGGTCGAGGCTGTTAAAGCCAAGGCCAAGAGCAAAAACATCTGGAACTCGTATTTTGAACAGATGGCCCTGAAAACTGTCATCCGCCGCCTCTTTAAATATTTACCTGTTTCAATTGAGGCTCTGCAGGTGGCTAATGTTGACGCGAAACGAGAAGCCGGGGAAAAGATCGACCCGAACGACGTAATCGACATCAATGCCGTTTCTGTTGACGACTTCAAGGACATTCAGGACGCTGAAGTCATAGAGCAAGAACCTCAGCAGCAGACCGAAGAGCAAAAGTAAACCAAATTAAGGATGGCCCCGACAAGGGGCCCAAAACAATATGCAAACAGTTAGTTTTGAAAAATCATGTCCGGCACGCCCGACGATATACCGAATTTTTTATTGTGGCATCTTATGCGGATTTCTGTTTAAGAAGCGCCAAAGCTGGAAATGCATTTCCTTTGAGAATTGGGCTCCTCCAATCAGAGAGTTCAAAACTTTAAAAGAAGCAAAGCACTACGTGCGTGCTTGGTACGACAGAAACGGTCTATTTTCATTCGCACTGAGATGAAGCAATTCGAATACAACAAAGACGACCTTGATCTCATGTACTCGGCGTTCAGCGTAGATTTTGGAGAAGATCATCCGCTCAGTCCAACGGATTTTATCCGGGCAAACGGAATCCTGAGAATCATCGAAAAAGGAATTGAGTCGGAGGACGACTTCAGCAATGAACGCCGTGAATTCGTCTATCAGATCACAGAAGGGCTGCACAGGCACATTCTCCGATTTTTCGAAGAGTGCATGCTAGCCCTCATGAATGCCTCCGAACTGAATATGTCAAAAAACGGCGATCGTTTCTTGGCAGAAAAATATTCCGACTGGTACTCAACCTTTAGAACTGCCTACGAACAACTGGCGGCTAAAAGAGGAATAAATGGGAATCAAATTAAAGGCCGTTGATAGTCGAAAACAGGTTCTGGACCCCGCGTGCGGAGGTCGAAAATTTTACTTCGACAAGAACAACCCTATCGTTCTTTTTGGAGATATCAGGGATGAATCTTACGTACAGTGTGATTACCGAACACTAGACGTTCACCCGGATCAAAAAATGGATTTTAGGTCACTTCCCTTCGAGGACAATTCATTTTATTTAGTCATGTTCGATCCTCCGCATCTTTACAACCTTGGCAAGACCTCATACATGGCTCAGTCTTACGGGGTCCTAAACAAGGAAACATGGAAAGAAGATCTGCAAAGAGGCTTTAGAGAATGCTGGAGAGTCCTTAAACCTCATGGAACCTTAATTTTCAAATGGACAGACAAGGACATTCCACTTCCGTTAATCCTTCACCTCTTCAAACCTATCGTTCCATTGTGTGGTGACAAGAAAGTAACAAGTTCGAAAACTGGAGTCTCTAGGTTCTGGCTAGTCTTTTATAAGGACAAGTAAACATGAAACATTTTGGATATAGCGAGGAGGATTACAAAAACCTTTCCCTTGCTTTTTCTGTGCTTCTTGACAAAGATAAAGTACCTTCCTATGTAACAACCAAAGATCTAATTATCAGTCAAGGAATTTTGAAGACGGTAGATGATGCTATCAAAGAGAATTTTTTGGACCTGCATTTTGATCGGGCATACAAAGGTGTTCTTAAAGAAGAAGTTCATAACTTCATCTTCTTATTCCTAGCTGGTCACGATTCACGATTGAAAGAACTCCTTTGGGAAAGTAAAGATGAATCTTGGAACCAAGAGTTTGCATCCTGTGTCGACCAGTTCAGTAAAACTTTTAAAACTATCGCTAATAAGGAGCCTCTAAATTTTTAGAGGCTTTTCTTTTGGAGAAATAAATGTGGAAGATCAAAGACCCTACTTTAAAAGAAAAGATCATGCAACTGCTATCGGATGAAAGCATTGCAAAGCGTTGCCAAGATCAAATGACTGATGGATCAAATTACATTCTTGCTTCTGATGATGATCAAAAATTTTCAATAAGCATCGTTAAAGATCTTTTTGAAAACGTTCCTGAGTACAACCCAGATGGATGGAATCCGTTTCCAGCTTTAAGGCCTCCTCGCCCAGGTAACTATTTAGTTTACTTAAACGGAAGATTTGAGCACCAGATTCGTGTTTCTTACTTCAATACCGATTTCAGAAGTTGGGATCAATATAGTGGCGCTGTTGTATTGGCTTTCAGAGAACTTGAAATTGAACCGCCTGATGACGATATTTTGAAGTTTAGTGCCTACAAGCGGGAGTAATAAAAAATGGGAAAAACAAGCCCAGAACTTTTGAACCCAGCTGTCACCGCGCTTGCTCTAAAACAAGAAGATGAAAGGTTAAAAACGCTTGATCCGGTCGTGATTACATCTTTAAGTTTTATTCCTGGAAAACCAAAATATTTGCTAATGCGTGGAGCTGATTCTTGTGCATTAGCACATAACATCATCTTGTCGAAAGAGCAGGCTTTAAAACTCATAAGATCCCTAGCTGAAGCTCTTAGCGATTGGGATAAAGAATAGTGTCAACTAACAAATAACCAGGAGCCCCGTGAAAGCGGGGCTTCTCTTTTGAGGCCAATATGCAGTTTGAATTCATTGATTACAACGGCTGCTTTCCAAACCTGTGTGCAGGGAAGCTGACATTTAAGGCAGACGGCAAACAATATGCAGGCTATGTAGACATAATCTCTGGCGGTGATGTTTGGTTTGATGATCACTGGAGTGAGCATGTTGAAGAAGCTCCTTGGACGGATGTCTCGGGACCTCTATTTATTTGAGACCTACCCAGAGCTTAAAGAGCACAAGGCAGAGATTCTCAAAATGATTAACGAAAATGTGCCGCACGGCTGCTGTGGCGGCTGTGTATAGGAGAAAAACGATGTGGAAGATTAAAGACCCTGAATTAAAAGCGAAGGTGAATCAATTCTTCACGGATAAAGAAATTCATGAAGAATTTGAAAAAAACACCGATTTATATAACTACTTCCGATTATCTACCGTTAACAAAAAAGGTCTGTGTGTAACTATCACAGTCGAAAAAGAGTTAGTTGAATTCGTTCCTGAGTATCAAGAAAACGACTGGAACCCATATCCGACTGTAACGCCCCCAGTTGACGGGAAAAAGTGGCTTACGCAGGATGAAGACGGAAATTTAGCTATACGATCATTTACACGCTCGTTTGAAGAAGGAATCGATTACTCCTGGGAGGACCAGGACGACAGACTCATCGTTGCATTCAGATCCCTCCCCGCCCCATATCAACCGGAGACGAACAAATGAAACTAGAACTTGAAAACACTGACGATCCTCGAAATCACCATTTTGATGAACTGGATCAAATAATCGTTCTTTTAAACAATCCAGAAACTGGTGAGCAGTTCTATGAAATCCTCACTTATGTGAACGATGACTTTGTTTTTTGGCGGACCGAACAGTGATCCGATGGATTTTGACACTCCCTTTCCCGGCCCCGAATTGATGAGATGGGAGAAAATTGATGTGTAATGATGAAGATCCAATCCTCAATATCTCTCAAGCCGAAAGAGGTAGAAAAGAACGGCTTTTAACCGAAATTGCACAAAATTACCTCGGCGAACGTGGTTTCAAAGCAATCCCGCAATTCACTATCCACAGGACGTTTGAATATCGTATTCACCCGGGTAACGAACTTCGAGAAGCGATAGAGAAAGATGTATTTTTCAATGAAAATCTTGTTTCCGGCGGTGTTTGGAATACGGAAATCTCTTACCGCAACGGTTATGAGCACCGACTAGACGTGCTGGGAATTGGCTACGGTATGGAGCTTTGCGGCATTGAAATTAAATCCTGCTGGGATGATTTCCGGACAGATAAAAAATGGCCGTCCTATATGGACTTTTTAAACAGGATGTACATTCTTGCGGACGAACCTACAGCCGTGAAGATCGCTGCCTACCTGAAAGACCACAATCAGTGTGTCAAAGACGGACTTTGCAGATGGTGTGATTTCATTCTCCATTGTCGTCCACAATCAAGAATGTCAACACCTGCCCCCGCTAATCCTATTTGTGCCGGTGTCATAGCTGCTATGGATGACGGCACAACAAAGATCGTCAAAAAAGCAATGCGGCTGCCCGCAGACGGGAAAACAACGGAACTGGTGAACGCAGTGGCTCGGAGCCTCACTTATCCGGGACAGTTCTGTTATGTCGATTACAGCCCTGACAGGGCCTACCGGTACGGAGAACAAATATGGCAATGAAATGGAGACCAAACGACCTCAGGGTTGCAAACGTTCTCAGAAGAAACTTCAGCGAAAAAGAGATTGACGAGAATTTCCGTGCAGACATTGATCGGCGTGAGTTTCCTGAGATTATCGGTTTTTATAGAGAGGTAAATCCACTCTTATCGATGACCTTTGTGGTCAACTCTTCCGCCTTTTCTCTCTGCGAAGATTATCAGCAAGAGGCTTGGAACCCGTATCCGGAAATCCTTCCTCCGGAGGAAGGTGAATACCTCATCACGGTAAAAATCGGTGAGCGATCAGAAGTTCGAATCGGGCGTTGGGGAATTGTTGGCGGAGATGGAGAATGGGTTGGAGAAATACAAGCCCAGATTCAAGGATTCAAAGAACTACCAGTCCCTTATAAAAAGGAAAGAAAACATGGATAGAGATGAACAAATCAAGATCGTAAAACAGCTCAGAGAGCGTTTCGAAGACCAAGTTTATGATCTTTTGGACAGTTGGGTCGACGCTTTGGATCAAGCAGGATCTTACTTGCCAGGAGAGCCGCTCATGGATGAATACACAAGAGTATTCAAGGCTAAGGATGTCATCGGGACTTATGAAGATTACGAAGACGAAAATAAGGAGTGAACCAATGGAAATCGCATTGACTCACTCGGGTCCGATCCCGTTTGATGATTATCCGGATCACAGTCTGTTTCTATGTCGAATGTGCAACTTTGAGAAGAATCCCAATGCTTCACATTACAACGGAATGATTTTTCTACTCCGGCACTACAAAAGCGGAGACTACGCGACATTGACGATGCCCGGATGCTATTTCGGATATTTCTACAAAGGCGAGTACGCCAAGAGAGATATACAGGAATTGACCTACGACGCCTGGGAGCCAGTGACGTTCAAAGTTGAAAAATAACGTGCCCTCTTCGGAGGGCCTTTTTATTGGGTGACATCATGAAAGATCGAGCGGTTTCTGATCTCAGGTACACGGTAACTTGGAGGAATCCTTACAAGCCGAGACCTGCGGGCCTTCCGAAGATTTTATGCAGCAGTCCTTTCGAAGAAGAGTTGACGCTTCCTTGGATCATAGCTTCGAACTGGGGAATCAACGCATGGGCAATCGGCATCTACTTCGAGCATCCAAAACCAAAAAGGAAGATGGACGAAGAGAAACGAGCATCCATGAGAAGAAAGAGGATGCAAACGAGAGTTGAAAAGACGGCCCCACTGTTTGCTGATGAATTTGAGAAGAAAGAACTACAGCAACGGCCAGAATATTTCGCCGGAAAATCTCAGGTTGATGAGGCTGAACTAAACAAACGAATTGAAGAGTTTACCGACCTAATGACTCCAGGAGAGGCCGTTCGGTATTTACTCAGCTTAGGTGTCCCGACAGAGCTGTCTGAAGAAGACAAAAAGTTATGCGAAGACATCAAGCAATTCCGCGCAAACGAGAAGAATTTTTCTGCAGAAGAATTTAGGGTCAGGTGTCAAAAGAGAGCTGCTGAGAAAGCGGAGCGAGAACGAAAAGCTCTGGAGGCTTTAATGGACATCAGGAACGAACCTCTTTTTGCGGGACTTTGAAATGGAATGACCACACCGGCGCCAATTAAGCAATTTTATTTTGGCCAATAACTTACCGAAGGAAAAATATGGATTCACTTTTATTGTCATGCATTGGCATCAGCATTCTTGCACTTGCAATCGCCAGTATGTTTAACACCTGGATGATTATCAAACTTTATCGGCGGGTGTACGGGAGGTAAAAGGATTTTCGTACACGTGGTAAACCAATGGTTTGTGATCTCCGGCCAAATTTACTTTGATTTCAAAAGGTACTTTCAGCTTAGGAGTTATGCAAACCTTGAGCTCGACAATATCTCTATTGACCGGAACGGAAACTGTGTAAGGAAGGCACGATACTTCTTCTCTTGAGGAGAGTAAGCGTCCACTCCCGGACACATCTCTTGCATACGATAGTTTCGCACCAGTAACTTCAATCGATTTTGTTTGTACGAAATATTGCCCCGGAAATATTTTCAAGGTTACGAAATAGCTGTCTGACGTTTCTGACCACACGCTTTCGCCAATGCAAGGTCTGGCGCGCTCCTCTGCGCGTTTGCCAATGATATATCCGAGCCACGAAAAGAAAGAGGCCATGATCGCCGCCACCGTTCCGATAAAAGTTAATAAAAACTCCACCTTAGGCTCCTTGGTTTTAGATTGATTTCTTGACAACTTCAATTCTAGGCCGAGGAGCTTATTTTCTATCTAGGACTAAAACAATGACCTTAACTTTTCAAAGCATTTTCTTACTGGGCTGTTTCTGCGTATGTGTGGCCTGCTTTTCCTACCAGCTTTACCTCTTAGGCAAGCATGTCCGGTTCGCTTTCAAGATGATTTTGGACGAACTGCGTGACCTGCAAAAACAGATTAACAGCATCCAGTTAAATCGGAATTCCTTTACAGATCGCCATGAAAGTCGCTAAACTTTTTTCAGGAGGATGAGCCTCTCACCAGTTCAAACACCCAGTGAAAATGAAAAAACTCCTTTTGCTGCTACCCATAAGCTTTTTAACTTTAACTAGTTGTACCGTCATCGATGGTCAGACAGTTTGGTTAGATGAAATAAAAACGTATCGAGTCTTTCAAGTTTTGCCGGATGGTAATGCTTTGGCCTTTGAATGTGATTCAGAATACGACAAATACTGTTATGGAGATGTAGCTCTACTTGCTAAAAGAGAAAAGCCTTTCTATGACGGGATTAAAGTAAACATTCCTAAGCCGACTATAGAAGGAACCTACCGCTACGAAACAAGGAACAACTTTATAAAGACAGTTCCAATAGTACATTGACAGTTCACACCTAAAGAACTCAATTACGGCAAGAAACCAACAAACACCATTCCGCCCCTCAATTTGAGTGGCTTTTTTTATTGGGAATACAAAATGAATGAATTAACCACTCTGCCGCCACCGACGTTAGAAATTATTGATGGCGTGCCCACCGTCCTGTCAACTGTCGTGGCGGATTATTTTGGATACCGTCATGACAATTTGCTCCAGATTATTAGAGGCCTGATCGCTCGAAATTCGGAGCTTTTATGTCTCCTATATTTTCAGGAGACAACCACAAGCCGTCCACATCCTAAAAATCCGGATGTCTTTATTGAGTCCCCAGCATTCAGAATGAATCAAACGGGCTTCAATATTTTGGCAATGAAGTTATCCGGAAAAAGAGCAGAACGATATCAAATCAGATTTGCTCAAGCCTTCGAAGCAGCGGTAAAGGCTTTACAGAACATCAACCTGTCGACGTACCAAAAGGCCCTACGACTGGAGGCAAAGTTCGACGAACGAAAACGGCAGATTAGTTTCTGCGCCTCTTCTCTCGCCAAATGGAAAGATGAAAAGAAAGTGATGCTTTTAAAAATGGACGAGTATCAAAAAGACGTACAGATGTCACTTCCTTTCGATTCAATCCTCATCGAAGTACCGCACTAAATGAACAAATCAAAACTCAGAGCATCCGTTCCCCGGGTGCTTTTTTTTATGGATAAAGAAATGACAGAACCGATGGAATTTACAGAAGCCGTCTTCCAACAGGTGGTCGGGAAGTATCGAATTAGGGTTGAGTACAGAAACTACTGGAGCCCTCCTATGGCATGTTGGGCTCAGGCATTCAACTCCTATTTTTGCGAAGCCTCTGATGTCTACATGGATGAATGCTACGACTATCCCTGGCGTCCTCTTATTCACTCTACAGGCTACTCAGACGACGGGAAACCAATCCCCATCACAAGAGAAGCAGCCGCCAAAGCCATCACCAATGCTTACAAGGAATTGACATTAACACCGGAAGAACGACAGGCAAGGCGCGAACGATCAGAAAAGATCAAACAGGAAGTCAGAGAACGGCTTAGAAAACAAGGACTGATTAAATGAACTTACACGAAAAGCTGACATACATAGCTGAGCACTATGGACTGGATACGCAACTAATCAAACTTGGAGAGGAAGGTGCGGAGTTCGCTGCGGCCTCTCTGAAAAACATTGGTTTCGTCCTCCGGATGATGAATGGAGAAACAAGTCCGGAGTTGATAAAGAAACGCCAAGAGGCCAACGCGGAAGAGATTAAGGAGCTAGCGGACGTTCTTCTTGTCTCTCGCCAAATAGAACATCTCATCCTCTCAGAACCACCCTTTGAAAAGCAACTTACTCAACTAATGAACGAAAAAGCCGACCGCCAGTTATCAAGAATCAAGGAAGAAGCAAAATGAACATTACTAGAATCAGCTTAAAGCACACAACCGAAAACATTCAAATTCCCGACTGGGCGAAGACAATCGTCATCCACGCAGACACCACGGCACCGTACTCGGAGAAAAAATTACAGCACATCTACTGGTTGTTTTTCAAAACGCTAGGTATCACTGATGAGTCAAGAAAAAAGTACACGCTTCGTTTTCATGTGAGATTCGCTCGTCCTGACTGTTATTACTACGTCGAGTTTGCTGACATGATCATCAATGACCGCGTGAGGTTCTGACAATGCCCAGGAACAAGAAACCTCGGAAGAAATTCACGTGTCGAAAGATTGAGATTCCGCGCATTTCTGAAGAGCGAATTGATGTGATTATCGACACGATGACGAATGTCGGATTCTCAGTTGAACTTAAATTGCCTAATGGCACGTTTGATCGAGATGATATGAGAGCTCTGGCCGATTTCAGTAACCTGACAGGCGTGACCTTTAGTGAATTGGGAGAGGATCGTTTGAGTGAGGAAGATCTGATTTCTTCCAATGAGCTGCAGTGTGCTCTCTCAGATAGCCTGACATCGTTATATCTCCGGACATACAAGAACAAAGCTAAGTTCTACGTTCCGACCGGAGAAGAACTCAAAACGATTCAGGAGGCTGTCACTTTCTTTCTCCCGGTAATGGAGGAAATTGTTAAAGACAGCCCAAAACTAATCATCAAATTCTGGAACAAAACAAAGAATCTAATGACGCGCCCGGATGGTGCGTATAACGGAGTAAAGGTATCTAGCTATGAATGACATTGACTATGACAAATTGTCCAGCATGGTGGCAGATAAAGTCTCCAGCCAGATCGCTGAAAAGCTGATTCAGAAAACAACAAAGCTCACACTCTCTCGTCCAGAAGTAGAGGTTAGGATCGGTTTTGCTCCTGGCTCTTCTGCCGCCCGTGAAGTAATGAAGGATCCGAAGTTCCCTAAGCCTGACGCATTCTCCGAGAACGGGCGCGATCGTTGGTACACAAAAGACATTGACGATTACATGGAAAGCAAAAGACACGCCCGAGCCAAGCTCGCTATTTCAGCCGCTTAGCAATTTCTTCTGCGCTCGCTCTGTAGTATCTCTGGAGCATCTTTAAATCTTTGTGCCCCGTTTGTCTAGCAAGCGCCAGGACATCTAAACGGGGCGCCCCTGTTTCTGGATCAGGGCTGGCGGCCCAAGTCGCAAAAGTTGCGCGGCCGTCATGAAAATTCAGCCCTTCTTTGATTAGTCGGTTTTGAGAATCATATTCAGGTCCAAGGCCGGCTCTATCCCGAACTTTTCGGAATAACGTATCTCTGTTGTGATCGTTAAGTCCGCCAAAAATCCGTGGTTCATACTCGAGCTCCATAACTAATTTAAGAATTTCCCGAGCTCTTGCAGACAAGGCCACGTCTCTTCTTGACAATGTTTTTGTAGCCTCCGCCGGCACATGTAGCACATTGTCACCTAACCAAGAATATTCAATCTTTAAAAGCTCCCCTGCTCGCATTCCTGTTTGACAACTAAAAAGGAAGGCTGCTACCGCAAGTTGCATTTTGTTCTTTGGCACTGTGTGGCCGTCCCAACCGCTAGCCTGCAAAAGTTTCTCTATATCCTCGTCTGAAGCAACTCTCTCGCGGTGCTCTGGCTCCCGTGGTTTCTCCACACCCCGGCAAGGATTCACATCTGTGAGTTCGTTTTTAATAGCAAATTGAAAAACGTCAGAGAGAATTGTCAGCTCTCTATTAACAGTGGACGGTGAAATATAGTTGTCTCGGTTTTTGGCACGTTCGCTGAGGCGACGTTCAATGTAGTTCTCAATCGTTCTGTTTGTAAAAGAAGATAGAGTTTTAGCCGCCAGTTTATCTCTCTGGAGGCGTCTCAGTCGGATTTCTTCTGTACGTTTGGAGCGTTTCTGTGAAGTGACTTCGCTGATGTATTCGTCAATCAGCGCGGCCAGAGTAATCGAAGAAGAGCGTTCTTCGGCGCTAATGTCCAACTCTGCCGCAAAGCGTTTTGCCTCAGCTCGAGTTTTAAATGTTTTGGAGAATCGCTGTTTGTTTCCGTCCGCCTGAAGTCTATAGCCATAAACTTCATACGTACCGCAGAGAGTTTTTCTTATTCCTGCCATATCCGCCTCGAGAATTTCCGTTAGCGTTTCCGTTAAATTTCCGTTATCTAAACCTGAATATAACGAGATATGCCAAAACGGACAACAAAAAATCCCGTAAAACCGAGGCTTAACGGGATATGACAAGTATGTCTGGTGCCCGGGACTGGACTCGAACCAGCACGCCCGCGAAGGCGCTAGCACCTGAAGCTAGTGCGTCTACCAATTTCGCCACCCGGGCAACAGAGAAGTGAAATTCTATCTTCAAAAATCAGTTTTTGCAAATGCTGCTACCTGATCTATTTGTAATTAGTTGTTAATTGAGAAAGATGGGATTTAAAATGCGACAACAAGAATTTCGAAGACGTAAAAGAAAACCTCGCAAATCTGCGAGGTCTGAAATCGTTTTTGGTGCCCGGGACTGGACTCGAACCAGCACGCCCGCGAAGGCGCTAGCACCTGAAGCTAGTGCGTCTACCAATTTCGCCACCCGGGCAACAGAGAGCCGAGAGATTGTTAATGCACACAATCTCCTAGTATCTTGTAACTTTAATTAGTTCGTTTTTATGAGGTGATAAAATGAAGCAAACAGGAGCTTCGTTAT